GTGTCCGCCGTCAGGCTCGCGCCGGAACCGCTGAACGTCGTCGCCGTGCATGTCCCGGTAATCGTCGCGCCGGAGGCAGTCGCCTCGATGCGCGTCGTGTTGTCTACGGACAGCCGAACGGACGACGATCCTGCGACGTTGTTCGGATCCGCAGCAATCGTGACGCGCCCCGTATTGTCCGAACTGATCTCGCCGTAAGCAGTCGCCGCGCCGTCGCTGTCGCGGATGATGATTGACGGGGCCGAGGACTCGACGTGGAGTTCCGCGAGCGGGTTTGCCGTACCGATGCCGAACTCGTTCGGAAGAACCGTGGCCGTGGTCGTGCCGTCGACAACGAACTGGATCTTCGATACGTTCGATGTCGTCGTGTTGTTTCCGGCATCGGCGTTGATCGTGATTGTCCCGTCGGCGTTGTCCGCGCTGATCGTCGAGTGCGTGCTTGCCGCCGCCGACGTATCCCTGAAGCGGATGACCGGGGCGGTGCCTTCGAGGTGGAGCAGCGACAGAGGTGTGGTCGTCCCGATTCCGACCTCGCCCGCCGAGTCAATGGTCACGCGATCCGTGTTGTTCGTCCCGAGCCGCAGATCGGCGTTCTCGACGTTCGTGATGAATGCATCGTTGTTCGTGGACTTGACGACGAGCCCGCCAGATCCGCCTGACGTTCCGCTGTTGACGAGGTTGATGTCCGCGGTCGTGGTCGTGGAGACGATGTGCAGTGACGAGGCAGGTGACATCGTCCCGATACCGACCTGTGTGTCCTTCGTCACCGTCACCTGCGTCGTGTTGTCGACCACGAACTGGATCTTCGACGCACCCGTTGTTCCGCTGGCATTGTTCGCGTCAGCGGAGATGACGAGAGTTCCGTCCGTCGCGTTCGCGTTGATCTGCGAGTAGATTCCTGCACCGGAATCCGTGTCGCGCAGACGGATGATCGGGCTCGATCCCTCGATATGCAACTTGTCGAGCGGGGTCGACGTGCCGATGCCGACGCGGTCGTTGGTCTGGTCGACGACGATGCGCGACCGCGTGGTCGAGGTGTTGGTGGTCGGCTTCGTCCCGGTGAAGTACGGCATCTGGTACGGGAGGTCGTTCCACGCACGGGTGCCGTCACCGACCTTGAAGTTCCCGGTGTCCGTCTCGTACCCGATCTCCCCCTCAAGGAGGGTCGGGTTGGCGGTTCCGGCGGCCCAGTCAGCCGCCGTGCCGCGCCGAATCTGCAACTTGATTGCCATTGCCTATGTCCCTTTCAGAACTGCTTCTTGGACCGGATGACGTACCCGGCGACGAAGCCGACGGCACCGCACAGCAGCGAGAAGAACAGAGAACCGAGAAACGAGGAGAAGTCAGCAAGCATCTGTCTGGGCCTTTCTCTTTGACCAAGCCTTCTTGAAAGCGGCGTCGAACATCGGGTCCGACCCGCGCTTCGACGCGATGAACTCGCGTGGATTCTCCGACGACGCATCGGAAAGCATGTCGGCGGCCATCTCCGCCTCGCGGACCTTCCTGCGTGGAATCCACCCGATAGCGACCCTGATGGCCGTCCCGATCCCGGTGTTCCACAGGATGAAGGCCACGGCGACGACGATCAGCGCGAGGAACCCGAGCCCCATCATGCTCATCCATGCCGGGATCTGGTCCTCGACCTTCGGGAGTTCCGAGTGGATGTCTGCCGCGAGCCCGTAGATCGTCTCCGAGTGCGCGATGACGCGCATGTCTCCCAAGTCGCGCCCGATGGCGGACAGGTCCTTCGCCTCGCGCTGGATGGCGCTGGCGTTCGATGCGATCCGCTCCGACGCGGAACAGCCGAACAGGAGAAGGTTAGCGGCGATCAGCCTCAAGTTTTCCCTCGATCTTGTGGAGTCTGTCGGACATCATCTCCTGCTGCGTGACGACCCGCATCAGGAGCCTGTCGTGGTGGATGAAGGCGGCAAGGACGCCAGCGAGGACGGTGATGGTGATGCCGACAATGGCGATCCAGTCTCGGGCGGACAGGCGAACGGTGGTCTGGGTCTTCTCGATGGTCATGGCTCTGCTTCTCACGCAAACACCCTGTATGGAATCCCCGGCGTCGGGGTAAACGTCGGCAGCGCCTCGACCTGCTCCTCGGTCAACTCGAAGGTCACCCGGATGTTGGCGTGGTAGCGCGTGTCGCCCTGCCTGACGATGTTGCCATCGATGTCGTAGGACGGCGGGATGGCCCCGATGCGGTCCACATAGCAGCCGGGGACGGGCATGAGCGCGATCTCGCCCTCGCCCTGATCGACCTCGACCAGCAGTCCTGCGGCTTCAAGCGCATCGTCCATCTGCGCCTCGGTGTCGGTGCGGAGCATGAAGTCGGTCATGTGGTGAGGCTCTGGAGTTGGGCGTTGGGGAGGCGGGTCGGCCAGTATTTGAATGAGCGCATCCACATCGACCCCAGATCAGTAGCCAAAACGTCGTTGTTGACGTTGACGCTCCATCGCGCCGCAGTTGCGAGAGTGAATGCGGATGCCGTGGTCGTTTGTGGTGACCCCCCGCCGATGACATAGACGAGCGCGGATGCGGCCGTATCTAGCGACGTGGCAAACTTCACCAACCCGCCGTTTCCGCTGTTGTATTGATAGTTCGACGTGGTGATGGCTGCCGAACCGCCGCTGTTGAACACGGTCCCGAGCAATCGCGTTCCAAGACTTGCGTCGCGGTTATGTCGCAACCACCACCAGCATTTACCACCACCACTGGTATCGAACGATCCATACGGAGCAAATGTGCCAGTGGCTTTTTCTCGCACCTCGACGTGGGCGAACGCTGTTCCGCTCGTTTGGCTAAACGCAATGGATGACAAGTTTGTGAGCGTGAGTTCGTCACGATTCCTCGTCCCCTGACTCGCGCCCGTGGGGATGTACGAGGAGGCACCGGAGCCGGTTTCGACCTGTACATGGCTGAATCGCACCGAGGCATCCGCCGAAACACCGGTTCCGGTTGCGGTTCCAATCCCAATACGAAGTGTGCCGTTTCCAGCAGTTGCTCCAACAGTAACCGTGAATGAAATTCTGCCAGCACTTGGATTTACAACCGTGTTTGACGATGCTCCAGATGGAAGCGAAGTCATATACGCAAATGTCGCAACCGTTCCGGTAATGGCTTCTACGTATGCAGATACCGTGTAGGTGGTGTTTGCCGCAAGCGCGATGACCTGTTCCAAAAAGTCACGCTGGCCGATAGCCGTTGCAGAAATGCTCCACGCTTTCTGACCCGGAAATGTCGTTGAATCGACGGAGGCAACTGTGCATCCGCTGAAGGCCCGCGTCCAACTCGTCGGAGCGGTGGCCGTATACGCCATGCTTCCATTGAGGCAGATGTTCGTCGCCGTCCCCTCCACCAGCAGCCCCCGCGGAGCCAGCGTGGTCGGGTCGTGGTCGAAGCGGGGGGCTTGGTAGGGAGCGGTGGTTGTCGCACGGTATTCAAGTGCGTTCGCTCCGATTGAAACCTGCGCGCCCCACACCCAGACACTTGCTGCGCTGTTCGTGAAAGAACGGTCAGCAACATCTGGGCCGTTGGCAACGAACAGCCAGATTCCCATCTGGTCATCGTTTGCGTCAACGCGAGTAAGGCTGACAGTCATCTGACATCTATACCAGCCATTTCCGACCGGGCTTGCAGATGCGCTCACAAATGTCCAACTGACATCCTCCGCACCTGACACGACTCCGTTGGTCAGGTTGAAGTTTCTGGTGACCCCACGCGATTCGATGTTGTTGGATACCTTGAGAGAACAGAAGTTCGATCCGTTTGCCTTGAAGTACGCAGACAGCGTGACCGTCGAAAGCCCGTTGGTTGAAAGTGCCGTAGATCCGGTTATCGCGTTTGACTGAAGCACGCGATGAGTACCGGAAACGCCGTCCGACTTGAGCAACAGCCCGGTACTGGTTCCGTCAGGAGCCGTGGTCGTGTTCGCCGTGTTGAGTCCGCTGGTCGTGGTGTCAATTCTGGACTTCGACCATGCAGCAGCGGTGTAATCCTGACTGCGCTGCAACAGGTTGGCATCGGCAAACTGCACCAACCCCTGCGAGTTGATGAAGGTGGCGTTGGTAGTGCGCGTGAACGACAGGCGCGGGTCGAGGACGCCAGTGGTGAAGTCCAGCGAGAGCGTGGAGCCGTCGCCGCCCTCCACCGGGAGCGTGCGCTGCCTACAACGCTCGACCGGGTCAGAGCCGAGCAGCCATGTCCGGTTGCGTGCGTGCATCAGATGAACCCGACGAGGGCGTTGGCGGTCGGAGTGCTGGAAGCGGTCATGGCGATCTCGACCAGTTCCGCGCCACACAGATCGACGATGATGAACCCGCCGTACACGGCAGCGATGTTGCCGTTGTAGACCTTGCAGTCACCGAAGTTCTTGACGTAGGTAAGGCCGAGGTACTGGTTTGCTCCGTTTACCGAGGTCGTGGCAGCACCAGCGGTAACGGTGCAGGTCGTAAGCAACTGCGGACGCCAGAAACCGTCGTCGCCACGGTTCCAGCCGATGACGTGCAGGACGACAGATCCGCCAGACGCGCTTGACGCCGTCTGGATCTTGGCGTAGTTCAGGCGCGCGCCAAGCACAATCCCCGCCGTAGCGCCGGACGTAACCGTGACTGGCGTCGTCGTCGTACCATTGCGAACCGTAAGCGAGGACGGAAGGGTCAGGTTGGACGGAGACGCCACCTCCATAGGGGCAGTCAGCGTCCGGGTGGCGGTGATCGTTGGATTCAGTCCGATGAGGCTCATGGTCGTTCCTTACGATGGGTTGTTCACTGGGTTGAGGATGACGAATCCCGGCCCGTTCCGTGTTCCTGACCGCCAGAGGTTCGGCGGCAACTGTCCGAAGGTGCCTTGCACCATCCCGTCCTTCTGCTTCGCAGCCCCGAAGATCGGGCCAGCCTCGATCTCCGCGAACCGCTGGCTCTGCTGCCCGTCCTCGTACGACTCCGCGACGGCCCGGACATAGGCGATCAGCGTCGCCTCGACGTGCCGCGGGATCTCGATGATCCTCGTATCGGCCGTGGAAGCGGATACCCCCTGCCAGCCCTTGCGGTACAGGATCTTGAGCGTCTCGACGGAGGTGGGGGTCGGGTAGAGTTCGAGCCTGTAGGAAGCGGTCGTGGAGACGCCAGCCGTGTCCCCGGTCGGGACGTACTCCTTGACGTAGGCCCGCCACGTCAGGTCCGGGTAGTTCGACTGCCGGGCGGCCTCGACCTCCTCCGGGGACTGGATCCAGAGGACGTAGTCCTCCTTCCAAGCCTGCGTCAGTTCCGCAAAGTCCGATGGCAGCGAGACATACGACTGCGAAACCACGGTGGAGACGTTCGACGAAGCCTCGCGGAACCGCCACGGGTGGGTGAACAGGTGTTCCCCGGCGATGTTCACGATCTCGGCCTGTCGCTGCGCGACCGTCTGCCCGGATGCCGTCGATGGACGACCGCCGATGGCGAGGAGGACGTGGTTCTTCAGGTCGAGGTATGTGAGCATCGGTAATTCCACTGGCCGGGTTTCCCCGGCCAGTGGTGAATGGTTGCGCTATTAAGTGCCGAACGAGAGATTGCCGTCGATCGTCATGCGAATCTGCGTCACGGTTCCAGCGGTGTGGCAAACGCCAATCGGCTGGGTAACCGTATCGTTCGTAATTGCACCAGCAGTGATTGCCGATGCGGAGAATCCGACCTGATTGCCGACCGCATACGTCTTGGAGGTCGCAGTCACGAGAGTCGTGCCGACGAACATGATGTGGCCAGCGGCACCATCAGCGATCGCCTCCTGCGCCACACCGTAGATTCCGGTGGTCGCAGAGCCCTTGGTGGTCGGCCCCTTCACCACGTTGGCGAAGATGCTGTTGGAAGCGGAGCCGACGGCTGCGCTGCCCTGACCGGGTTCGAGGCTGGCCTGCGACAGATCGAGGCGAACGACATCGTACTGCGCGATCGCGCCGCCGGACGCATTGCGGCACTTCAGGATGAGCGTGCGGGGATGGATGCCGAGTACGCCGTTGTTGCTAGCAGAGAGAAGAACGGACATGTGAAAGTTCCTTCCTTTGGTTGTGATGGGGGCGGGATCGCTCCCGCCCCCGTGATTTCATCAGGAGACGCGGAGCGGGGCGACGATACCGTGACGCTGGCGGCTGTTGCAGAACAGGTTCCACCAGCAATCGACGGGCTGCACCCAAGTGAACGGCTGGTTCGGGTGACGCATCACGTCGTGCTTCTTCATGTAGCGGGTGCTGTGGAAGATCGGAGTGAGGTACGCGCCGTTCACGAACCAGAAACGCGCGCCCTTGTCAACGGTGGCAGCGCCGAACTCGGTGCTGGCGCTGTCAACGGTCTTGCCGTTGCGGTCTGAAAGAGCGGTATCCGACACGCCAGCCGCGACCGCCGGGTAGATGGCAGCGGTATCGAGGTTGGCGCAGTACTCCAGCGGAATGCCGGAGAACGTCGGGGTGTTGTACGCGCTGTCCTGCGGACTGACCAGCATGTCGTTGGTCGCACGGAGGCCGCGCTTGTAGAAGTTGATGCCATCCTTGGAGCAGAGGATCATCTGCCGCTGGAAGTTCGTCTCCTCGAAGTACTGACGCTGGGTCAGGGGAGCCTTGAACTGCACCTTGAGGTACATGTCGTCGAACGCGCCGAACAGGCTGTAGACGTTGCGGACGATGCTGGCGTTCGCGTTGTGGCCCGTGTAGTCGCCAGCGGCCTTCGCGGTCACCGCGCTGTTCACGTCAGCCTGACGGCTGTAGAACGACACCTGATTCGACCAGCGGGGATCGTTCTGCGGATTGATGCCGAGGATGGTGGTCGTACCCCATCCGGCGGGAATCATGCCGCGCTCACCGAGCGTAGCGGTCGAGTTCGTGATCGTCTCCGTGATGAACGACGGAAGCGAGTACGGCTCCTTGCCGCCAGTCTCCATGTTTCCGGCGTTGGCGTAGGGGCTGGCCCACAGGTCGTTCTCCATGCCGTTCAGCATGGAAGTCCACATGCGCATCTCCTTGATGCGCTTGAGGCGCTTGTACATGACCTTGGCGTCGGCGTCGTTGAGTTCGACCTCCTGATCCGTCCACGACATGTAGTCCATCGAGAAACGCCACGGAGCGGTCAGGGTGTCCGTGACCTGCGGGTTCGTCCAAGTGAACGTGTCGTTGGGCTGGTACTTCTGGTAGGTCGAGGCGTCGTCGAAGACGATCACGTCCTTGATGGACGTACCGCCCTGAACCAGCGTCTCGCTGGCCTTCTCCTTCAGCATGCGGGAGAGGACGTAGTTGTTCTTGACGGCCTCGTTGATGACTGCATCGGCGGACTTCAGGTACGCAGGCCCGGTGGACTGCATGAAGTCGTTGAACTGGGTAATCGAAGGCATTTGCCTTGCTCCTTACTTTCTTGAAGCGGATCGGAGGCGGATGCCCCCGCCCGACATGATCTGGTCAAGGATCTCGTCGTCCGCGTCCCGAGGCGGCGGCTTCACCGGGGCCGTGGTCCCCTTGGGGGCCGTCGGCTGGCTGGCACGCACGTTCGGAGGCGCTGACGGCCTCGATCCAACGATGGCCGAGTAGGCGGCGGCGGCGAGTTCGTCGACGCTTGCGTACCCACCCGGCTTCGCAGCCCCGAGTTCCGACATCTTCGCGAGGACCGCGTCGTAGGCGGGGGCCTTGGCCCCGTACTGGACGCGGAGCGAGACATCGGCAGCACGGGCCTGCGCAAGCAGCAGTTGCTCCTGCATCTGCGCTTGCTGCTGCTGGAAGGCCATGCGGACGGGACTGACGACATCGTCGCCGTACACCGCCGCCATCTGCGCGAAGGGATCGGCCGCCGCAGGCGTTTCCGACGGAACAGGCGTGTTGTCCTGCACCTGTGGATTCTGCTGCGCGCCCTTCGACACCTGCTCCTCCAACTGCTTCAGACGACCGCCGTACGAGTCAACGTCCTTCTGCCGCTTCGCCGCCGATTCCGCCCACTTGGAGAGGATCTCGGGAGAAGCCGAGGCGATGACCTCGTCGGGTACGCCGTCCCTTTTCAGGACCTTGGCGACCGCGTCACGGTCGAATGACGGGGCATCGGGTGCGGGGGCTGGCTCGGAGGGAGCAGCGGACGAATCCACGTCTGCCTCCTTGTCGTCCTCCGTCTCGATGCTGTCGAGCAGCCTCGCGAGGATTGCGTCGTCGTCATCGGAGTTGGCCTCGACGGCTTCCGTGACCTGCGCGGTGTCCTGCACGACCTGCTCCGCCGTCCCGTCGGACGGCGTGTCGGCCTGCACGATGGGTTCAGCATTGCTGTCCATGTTCAGTCCTCTGCCCTGACGTAGCCGTGGCGGGACGCTACGTTGCGTTCCTCACGGCGACTGTGGATGATCGGATGCCCGTTCGCGTCGCACTTGACGCCCGCGAGGTTCCGCGGAAGCGCCCGGCTGACGTACGGATAGGCCGAAGTTGTGAAGTTCGGGCTGACCTGCGT